GTTCTATTAAATTGGGATTACCATACAGGTCGCTACACCCGGATATTTCCAGATGCCCCTCTTTGATGGCAAGCAAATACACTTTGCTTCCATCCATGCCTCTTGGCAATAAAAACTTCACCACGGGCCTATAAACTCATTCTAGCCCTATTCCAGATACTTGATCGTATCCCTGTCCATCTCACTCAACCTCGGATCTTGGATGTTCTCCTTCAACATCTCCCCCAACCTCTTCCTCTCCATCCTCAACCCTCCATACCCTCCCGGCTCCTTGCTCACCTCCAACCTCAACTTCAATGCCAAACTACGAAGCAACATAATACTAGGCTTCTTCAAATCCTCCGGTGGGTATCTCAATGTCATTCCACACTTCTTTACATTTACCCCAATCCTATGTCAAGCACTCTTCTATATCCTACAAGGATCTTTCAATAAGGGAAACTCCCCAATAAGGATTTTTTTTCATTGGGGCATGTCGCACACCGCACCCATATACCCCGGTATGATACCCCCTCCCCACCACCCGATAGGAACTACTATAGGATTCCCCACCGTGGAGAGGTCGAGTCCTTTGCGTGAGGGCGGGAGCGCAAGGCATCCCGCTGGAGTGTGCTGTTGGAGTAGTGGCCCTCCTGCTATGCCGGCAGAGTCTCCGCATCTACCACGGTAGCCTTCGCCATAGGGAGGGCTTCAATCCCATCACCAATCCCAGGCGTCTTACCAAGCGATATAATGAATAAGAAAGGGTTATTTGCTTGCGGCTCCCTGTCCTTGTAATCGTGTCCCGCCATCCTGTTATCAACCTCGATCACCCTGATCTTGTCCACTCCCTTGATCCGCTTAACCGTTCCCTCTTTCCCTTCCGTGACCGTCACTTCCTGAGCTAGATCACTTCCCTCGTGTAGTTCACCTACCGGAGTACGAAGGGCCCTAGCAAGCCAACTGCGTTTTTCTGCCATCGACAAGGCCTCCCTTTCAAATGCTCTCTCCCGGAGTTTCTCTACCTCGTCAGCCACGCGAGGTGTCTTGAGAAGACGACATCCCAGACTTGAGTAGTCCTCCGATCTACCGGATCGGATAGAGTAACCACTGCGCCTAACACTTTCAGCAATGCTCAATCCCTTCAAAAGGTAGTTGTCTATGAATTTCTTTTGTCTCGAGTTAAGGGGTCGCTTCTTCATCGGGCAAATCTTACTTGGTAGAAATTACTTGTCAACCAAGGGGAGCATCAATCCGAGAGCCGACTTACGATTTAAAGGGCAAGTGCGCTTTAGGATTTTCAGTCTTGAACTAGAAGGGATTAAGAAGCAGGAAAGGGGGGGTTGTTTGCTGTATCATTATAGCGGGGGGAATTAGAAACCGTCAAGCATAAAGTCAAAGAGAGACAAAGAAATCATTGAATGATTGATGTCTTGCAAATGTTTTACATGATGCAAGTGTCTTGCAATCTGTGACTGTCTGGGGCTGATAAATACTAGGGCAAAAGATTTTGCAAGATTCTTAAAATAGTTGTTGCAATGATTAAAAGGTTCTGCAATGATCTTTCCCGTGATGAATGACCATCACACAACCCAACCCCAAAAGGAGAACACTATGACAACGACAGAAAAGAATCATGCAATCGAGAATGGAAAAGGCTGGATGAAATCCATCATGGATTGGTCATCTCTTTTGCTTGCTAGTGATGACGACATCAGAGAAGCAGCAATCGAGGAGATTTATCAATCACCCTTGTCTGTTACAGTGAGGGAGGGATGGAAAACAGTGGGCGGAAAATCTGACCTTGAGGAGTTCCAGATTCTTCTTTCAACTGGCGGGCCTGCTTTGCGTATCGTTGGAGACATTAACGCCTTCGGTGGCGCATCCAATGCAGTTATGCAATGGCAAGATTGGGGTACGCCGTGGACAGAATATGTCACCAATGAGGATGAAGACAACGCTTTGCTTGCATACTGCAATCAATTTTACTTCGCAGAATAAAAACATGGAAACCTTCTCTTCACCATCTCCTGCACTCATCCAGTACCAGCAGGAAAAGCACTTGCGCCAGATTGTGACCCTCGCCGTCACCTTCCTTGCCCTTGTCGCCATTCTCGCCGCCCGTATTGCCTACCTTGCCAACAACTAAACCAATGACCACGACATATCCACCAAAGACAAAAACCATAACCGTAAAATGGATCAGTGATCCCGGACACGCTTGGTGTGCCGTTGACGTTTCCATTATGCGAACGCTTAAAATCGCAGGGGATATTAGCTCCTTTTCCTACCTTTCAAGTGAAACCGTATATCTTGAAGAGGATTGCGACGCTCCCCGCTTCTTCCATGCGGCGAACCTTGAGGGATACGAGATCATTACAGAGAAAGAAATCAGACACAAAGGAGATGCACCCGTGCGAAGAATGGGAAGATTTAAAGAATACGCCCAGAATTACAGCGACACCCCTTTATTCTAAACCAATGAAAACCGCCCGACTCCTTGACCCCGTAAAATTCTGGCCCGACAGAGTAATGCCTTACAGCGTAACACTTGAAGCAGGGGATAAAGTTTTCCTGCTATTAGACGAAGGGGAAAAGATCCTCGTGTCCTTGTCGCAGGAACCAACCGCAGGGGATTCCCGATGGATTCCCCGAGAACTTGTCAACCTATGAGACACGCCGAACAGTTCCAACTTATCCCAGAGGAAGATATGCCTTTTAATTTAACCAGAGAGACAATCCCAGAAGAGGAACCGCCGCAAAAAACCACAACCGCCGAACACCAAGCCGATTTGATACCATGACCACGCAAACCACTCAAGAAACCGCCGAAAACGAACCAGAAACGCCTCCACCGTCCCTCGACGAAATCATCGCCAAGGTGTTACTCCAACTTGATCAAATCAACTCACAAATAGAACAGATAAACAATAAATTAAGGAGCATTTAATATGAACACTAAAGAAACCAATGCATTGATTTCCGCAAAGGAACTCGTTGACAATATAGAACCCCTCCTGAAATGCGAGATCGCACGATCAAAGCATCATAGTCTGGACGAAATCAGAATCTCAACCGCTAGGGCAAGGGAGATCCACCTCATTACCGTCATTTTAGAAAAAAGATTGAAAGAAATCTTTGCAACCGCCGCCGCCGCCGATAAAACCATTGACCGTCACCTTGACCGTATCTTTGAACTGTAAAACCGCCGAAGCAATGAACAACCCTATCACCGAAAACCAAATCAACATCTTGCGTTATTATGCCAAAAAGCATGGTGCAATTTTAACTCTGGATTCCTATGGATTTACGTTGGATTGCGGAAGCAAAACCTGGAGAACCTCCCAAGACCCGATCCTTTACTTCAAAAAGGATTCCGAAAACTTCATGACGGCAATCGCTATGATGAATTTCGGAACAAGCAACGCATAAAAAAACACCAAAAACGAAAGGAACCAAAAATGACAACAATCCATCCATCTATCACAATGGCTGAAGAAAAAACCAAATTGATTCTTCAGACTGCACAAAATGACATGATTGATTGCGAACCATACCTACTTGATGAAATTCATGGAGTAGGTATTAAGCACAAGTCAAGCGATTACACCTTTGCAACAATATACTGGAATCCTAAAACTGGTTTTTATGATGTATGGCAAGCAATCCCAGATGTTTACAAAGGATCAGATATTGATGACGAAAAGCGTTATTCCATGAATAACAAAACTCACTTTTCTGCAATCAACCAAGCAAGGAAACTTCAGCATGAAATTTATGGAAACGCTTTTCATTATGTCACCGAATACTCTGAAGGAGTAATGCTACGACCAAACTATAACTAAACACCGCCGCAACCATGAAAGTAGATTACACTTGCAAGAACGAAGAATGCCAGCACGAATTTCCCGTCCACTACTATCCTTCAACCGGAGTATGGGAAGAGGAATGCCCGGAATGCCATGCCGAAATTGATGCCGAGGAAATCGAATCCCAATTCACTCCCGACCGTGATGCTTATGAAGAAGAATAAAAACACCGTTGCTTCAGATATTGAAGTGATCCAACGCAGGGTCAGGGTCACTCAAGACTATTCCGGTCGATGGTATGAAGGAGACACTCCCAACCTCAACTGGAGTGCTTTATTGATGCACCTTGAAAGCATGGGTCACCTTGAACCCTCACCACGTTTCAAAAATTTTAGAAAATAAACTTGATTCGCGCCGCAAATACAATACACTCCAGTTTTTCCACTATGAACACCGATACACCCATCAAAACCACGCCCGAACCTAAAGAGAAAGAGAACGTATTCCTTGGACTCTACTTCCCAGCCGACCTTAAAGCTAAAGTTGCCGCCGCCGCCGCCGCAGACGAACGCTCCATGAGCCAGTTTGCCGTTCGAGTATTCAAGAACTACTTCGAGTCTCACCAGAACAACGCATGAGTCCCCGCTTCATTGCCGCGACGATTCTTGTTTCTGTCCTGATTTCTCTAGCTATAATCTTCCGGTGAAACCAAAGGGACTTTACTACAATATCAATCAAAAGAGGGAGCGCATTGCCAAGGGATCAGGAGAAAAGATGCGTAAGGTAGGAAGCAAGGTCGCACCTACTGCAAAGGCTTTCCGAGACTCCAAGAAAACCGCAAAGAAGAAATAATATGGCTAAATCACCAGCATGGCAGAGGAAGGAAGGCAAGTCCGAGAAGGGAGGCTTAAATGCCAAGGGCAGGGCATCCTACAATAAAGCCACAGGAGGCAACCTAAAAGCCCCTGCACCAAATCCCAAGACTAAAGCCGACGAGGGCAGGAAGAAATCCTTTTGCGCCCGAATGAAGGGACTCAAGAGCAAATTGACTAGCGAGAAAACCAAGCGTGACCCTAATAGCAGGGTGAACAAGAGTTTGAGGGCATGGAATTGCCACTAAAACAATTTCCCTTGTAATCACAAGGGAGTAACCAAAACCAAAACAACACAATGACATTAGCCGAACTGAATAATCTCGCTCAAGAGATTGCAAATAAACTTGGACACATCAGTCAGGAGAAACTTGTGGAGATCCACAAGTTGGTCAACGACGAGAATGTAACTGAAACCACCGCCGCCGCCTCCGATGCTTGATGTACTAAAAGATTTGATCCGCACCAAGTTGCAGAGCAAACCGCAACTGAACCACACCCTAATCGAAACTAAAACCATGAAAAAGACCGCCGCTAAAAAGGTAATGAAGGAAGCCAAGGGAATGCCCGAAACCAAGGGCAAGAAGATGATGGACGGTAAGAAGTCCATGTCGAAGATGAACAAGCCCACCCGTAAAAAGAAGGACTAAAAAGTAACAGGGTAGGGAGAAATGAACAACTCCCTACCCTGTCTTTTGCAGAAGCAACCACGCATACCGCAAATGAACAATAATAATTCTTTGGTTATCGGTCAACAAATTCCATCAATTCCTGTTGGAGAAGTTGAGCGAATGGCAATAGCCGTTGCCAAGTCAGGACTCTTTGGAGTCAAGACACCCGATCAGGCACTTGCCCTGATGCTTGTCGCACAAGCAGAGGGCCGTCACCCTGCGCTTGCCGCTAGGGACTACGATATTATTCAGGGCCGACCAGCAAAGAAGGCTGAAGCTATGCTCCGAGATTTCCTTCAGTCTGGAGGAAGTGTAGAGTGGCATGATCTTTCCGACGAGATTGCCGATGCAACCTTCAGCCACCCACAGGGAGGAAAGGTTCGTATTGCTTGGGACATGGCTCGTGCAAAGACGGCAGGACTCGCCAGCAGGGATATGTTCAAGAAGTTTCCCCGTCAGATGCTCCGGTCACGCACAGTTTCCGAAGGCATCCGAACCGTCTGCCCCATGGCAACGTCAGGAATGTATGTCCCTGAAGAGGTTCAGGAGTTTGAAAAGCCAACGCTGAAGATTGAGAAGCCCGTCATTGCCGCTGAACCAGAAGTAATCACGGCAGAGATCGTAGAGGAAGCACCGGAGCAGACTACAGAAGCTCCCGCCGAGATCCCCAATAGCCCCATTACCATGCTTCAGAGCATGATGTGGAGTGATGAAATCCCCGATGCTCATGTCATTCATTTCCTTATAGCGAAGAAGATGCCGAAGGTTACCAAGTCAACTCTTCTTGCGGAACTTGATGACAGGGTAATCGAACGTCTGATTAGCAAGTGGGAAGACATTAAGGCATTCAAGCCTGTTCTTTAATATGACTGAAAATCAGATAGCAAATATGGAAAGAAGAAGGGTTTCACAAAATAGATTTCAAAAAATTGAAATCGAAAAGGAAATACCTATTCCATCCTTTTCAAGATCAAAATATCCTTTTGAGCAAATGCAAGTAGGAGATTCTTTTTTTGCCCCTGTTCAGTCTTTGTCTTCATCAATTATGATTGCCCAATCAAAAACAAAATTCAGATTCAAAAGCAAATTCCAAGATGGAGGAACTCGTGTCTGGAGGGTTGCATAATATGAACGAACGCAACGGAAAGCCTTCAGCAAGCGGATTCTCCCGTCTTGGTCTATGCCCCGGATCGTGGAATCTGGAGTCATCCCTTCCACCCAAGGAAGCAAACCAATATATGCAGTTGGGTACGGATGTTCATGCCGTCCTAGCCGACCAGAAGCCCTTTGAAGAACTGACTCCAGAAGGGCAGGACATTGCCACCCGCATCGTCTCTGACTACGCCTCAATGTTGGATCATCTCAACCTTGGGAACATTACCAAATCCATCAAAGAAGAACGCTTTTGGTATGATGACCTCTTCAGCGGAGCGATTGATGCCATCGACTTCTTTGGTGATGAAGTGGCGGTTGTCACCGACTACAAGACAGGACGCACCGCACAGGGGAAAGCATCCGAGAATCAGCAGTTGAAGGCTTATGCAGTTCTTGTGAAGAAGGCATTCCCAAGTCTCAAGAAAATATATGTGACCATCATTCAGCCCCTTGCAGGAGGAACGACGATTGCAGAATACGATGAGGAAAGTTTAATCGCCGCTGAAAAGGAGATCCTTGGCATCGTTCATGCTTCTCTCAAGCATGATGCTCCTAGAATCCCTTCACCTGATGCTTGCAAGTGGTGTGCTGGCAAAGATGTTTGTCCAGAACGCAATGGAAAGGTACAGGCAGACTCCAAAGAACTCCAACTGTTTGCCGCTAATACCATAGTTGAAAGGCTATCGGATCAGGAACTTGTCATCCTTGATGATAAGGCAGAACTGGTAGAGGAATTCATTGCCGAAATCAGACAAGAAATTAAGACCCGACTTCAGCTTGGCAAGCAAATTGATGGACGAAAGCTAGGGAAGGGTCGTACAACAAGGAGTGTTACCGATGTCGCCGCCGCCGCTTCTACGCTTTCTAGCATTCTTAAACCGGACGAGTTTCTTGCTTGCACAAAAGTATCAATCTCATCTCTTGAGAAAGCAGTTGCCAAAGCAAAGGGAATCAAAGGCAAGAATTCAAAGCAAGCCCTTGACGATGCCCTTGGGTGGCTCATCGAAACCAAAGAAGGCGAACCAAGTGTCATCCGCATCTGATGAACCAGAAGATGCTAGTGCCCTTTGGATCATGTACATGGGGCGTGAATGGATCGTTCTATACAATGAACAATGCTACACGGCATTCCCAGCAGACAGCAGGACAGTAACAAAGAAACATTTAGATAAACTTTTTTCATATCTAAAGTCAGAAGGCTTTATAGATGAAAGGAACAAACCAAAACATAACAATGATAACAGCGAAAATTGACGTAAAGAAGATCCTGAAGGATGAACTCTATCAGGGAGAGAAGGGAACATACCTTGAGATCGTAATGTATCCCAACACCGACGATACCGGAGCAGAAGTTCCCGATCAGTATGGGAATACCGGAGTCATCAAGCAGGGCCTTTCAAAGGCTTCCCGTGAGGCGGGAACAAAGGCTCCCATCCTTGGTAACTACAGGGTCAAGGAGAAGAACGGATTTACCGATAAGATTAAGCCAGCAAAGGCTTTCCAGAATAGACCGAAGCCCACACCTGCTGAACAGGACGAAGAAGAGATCCCTTTCTAAAAATTACAAGCAGAACAACCACGCAACCACAAATGAAAGAATACTCTAAAGAAGCACAGAACTATTGGGACGGTGAACATATCCGTTTCCTTGGTATTGATAATCGGATTCCCGATGTTGAGGAGCGAGTCAAGGGAGCCTTTGATGCAGGAGTGAGAAGTGTCTTGGCAAAAAGCTATGAACTCTATCACTTGGATTGCTTTACCAAAGAAGCAGGGCAAATCAACTTTCCAAAGATCACGCAATGAACTCTGACCTTGGGGATCTTTTCGATTGGGTCACAACAAAGATTACAAATGTTCGTGAAACTTCCAAGGAGGCTTATTCCGACTTGAAGGATGAAGGAGCATTGGCTGAACAAGAGTACAAGATCATCAAGGCATTAAAGCCCGGATGGAATTACTCCCTACAGGAGATCAGCAAGCTAACGGACATCCAGATCAATGCCGTATCTGGAAGGGTCAATGGATTGAAGAAGAGAGGTTGGCTTGTTGAATGCGAGAAACGTGAATGCTCTATCACAGGACGAAAGATTCAACCCGTAATGCTTCCATGAAACCCGATGACACCCATTTCCACCACGAGTCGTATTGCCGTAAGTGCAACTCTACCGAAATTGACAACGAAAGCAAAGGCCTCCGTCCTTTCGGATGCAAGTGCCAGACTCTTTCCGAAAAAATGGTGGGAGATGGTTGCGACGAATGTAATAAAGCCCTCGCTATTGAAATGCTTACTGATGAAAAAGACGAACTAGCCAACGAGGTAGCAAGGCTCCGTAAATACGTTGAGAAGCTAGAAATCTACTCGCCAGAAAACGATTGGAGCCACCCAGAATGGAGAAAACTAATAGGAAGCAAGGATGAGCAGGAAGACCCCGAGACCTTGTTTAAGCTCTACCAATTCCGACTTGAATTAGATATTCGTGGAGAAACCAACGAGGTCGCAAAGCAAGGCACATAACAGCAACTTGCCTTCGCTCCCTCCGCGACGAGATCCAGAAGCTAAAAGCCAAATGAGAACATTCAAAGCAAAAGGAAATACTACCCGTAGGGTTGCAGGGAAGATGAATAAGTTGGAAGAATCATATTCCAAGCTATTAGAAGAACAGCGTCTTGCTGGCGAAATCCACTATTGGTCTTTTGAGCCTATGGCATTGCGCCTTGCGGATCGAACCACCTATACACCTGACTTTATGACTATAGACAAAGAAGGATACATAACATTCATAGAATGCAAGGGTTTCTGGCATCAATCTGGTAGGATTAAAATTAAGGTAGCGGCAGAGAATCACCCGCACTTTGTTTTCCGAGCAGTACAATACAAAAAGAAAGAATGGTCATACGAGGAGTTTTAATATGAACAGTTCTGATCAACTCGCAGATATTTGCCCTTGCTGTAACCGTCCATACGATTTGGATGCCCCTCCAGCAACCAAGGGGGCATCTAAAAATGACTTTGAAGTATTCTGGAAGGCATACCCAAAGAAGGTTGGAAAAGGTTACTGTCAGGAAATATGGAAGAAGAAGAAGCTACCAGATATTGAGACAATACTTTTTGCATTAAGAAAGGCTATTGCCTCTCAAGAATGGCAAAGGGATTACGGTAAGTTCATACCCAATCCGTCTACTTGGCTGAACCAAGGACGGTGGGAAGATGCCGGGATTGATTACGATGCTTTATCCAGAAGGAAGATTGAGCCGACGATCACAAGCAGAATTAGTGTCAATGAAGAGGAAGCCGCTAAATGGCTAACAGCAAACTACGATTGCCTTAATGGAGTACCGAAGTTCTCCACATGGCCCCAAAACCTACAACAAGAATATCTAAACACAATTAAGTAAAATGAGTATTAACATTAAAAAGTTTCCTGAATATCCAGAGATAAGCAAACTGCTTGAGGATCTTATTAAAGATAACGAAATGTTGCGTGAATCCCTGAAGAAAATATCCACGCTCAACTCAATGGGTAAGACCCTCAAGATTGATGAGGTAATCATCAAAGCTCTCAATGAGTGATACGCCTGAATTGACGATGCAGGATAAGCTGGATCGTTCTAATGACCAACGTGACCGTGCAATAGCAATAGCCGATGGGGTCATGGCTTGGGAATCATTGGCAGATACCCGAAAGAGCATGAAGGATTTAGCCCAACTCAAACAAGACATCAAAGACAATGAGTGATATATCTAAATGTTCAAATACCGATTGCCCTTCCCATATGCAATGCTGGAGGTATTTAGCCCCTGCATCAGAGTATCAATACTATTCTGATTTTAAGCCAGAAAAAGGACATGACAAATGCGAATACTTTGAACAAGTCGAATGGCACTATAGCGAAAAGGGATTCAAAAGAAAATGAAAAAACCAACTCCATTAACTGATGAGATTTGTTCTAAAGTAGATTGGGTTTTTAATATACAAAATCACGCAAGAGATTTGGAAAGAAAATTATCTTCATCTAAAAAAACAGATTATACACAAGAAAACTCTTTTTATATAAAAAATCTAAATAATAGATATTTCAGAGCATTTATTATGAGATTCTGTTGTGATATGACTTACACGGAAATATCAAAAGAATTAGGTATTTCATATGGTCGTAGCCGTGAAATAGCACAAAAAAGCAAAAGGATTTTGGGTGCACCAATTTTTAAAGAGTTACATTCAAAATACAATGAAAAGCAGGATTGACGATATTCTAAATCAACTAGGGTTTGAGACTCCTGAACTTGAGCCAATCAACAAACGAGAAGCCCTTGATCGTGGACTGATTAAAGGAAGGGAGAAGCCCAAGCAATGTGCTTGCGGTAAGTCTGCATACTCTTCCGAATCGAAATGTGATGCCGCTATCAAACACAGGCTTAAATCTGGATTTGGAGGAACAGGTTTCTTGAGGGCATACGAATGCGACATCGTTCCCGGCAACTGGCATATGTCATCATCACACACTAAAAACAACAAATGATTGTTATGCCTTCAAACAATAGCGGTTTTGAGGCTGGCCGTCTTTTTGGGATGTTTCCAGATAGATTAGCTCATCTTCATTCCTGCGAAAGATTGACTGAACCAAAAATAGGCATCCCGTGGGCTTTAGATAATGGAGTCTTCGGAGCTTTTACTTCTGGTCGTGAATGGTCGGAGGAACCTTTTTACTCTTTTCTCGATGCTTATTCTGCATGGAAACCAATGTGGGCTGTTGTTCCAGATTGGGTTGGAGATAGAGATAAAACATTGCTTCTTTGGGATAAACATTCACCAGCATTAAAAGCATTTGGAGTTCCTTTGGCTTTTGCAGCACAAGACGGCATGACTCCAGAAGATGTTCCCAATGATGCGGACATTGTTTTTATTGGGGGATCAACATCATGGAAGTGGAGATCGCTACCTATGTGGACAAAAAACTTTCCTAGAGTTCATGTTGGTCGAGTTAACTCCCGCAGACTTTTGGAGCAAGCTGAAGAAAATGGTGCTGAATCTTGTGATGGAACAGGATGGTTCCGAGATCCAAAACGAACTCAAGAACTTGAAGATTATCTCAAGTCAACAAAAACACAACTAGAACTACTATAAAATGGAAATAGACGCTGAAATTAATTGGGAGAGAAATCATCCTATTACACACCATCTCATTCAAGAGTTGGGCAGAGACATGATTAGAATGTCAAAAAACCAAAAAGAAACTATAGCGAGGATTGTAGGCAAAATGGAAACAGACCTAGATGAATCGCGTGATGCTCAACACAAACTACGAAACCACATCATTTGGCACATAGAGAAAAACAGCAAATCAACCGCAATATATCAACAACATGAAAGCAGATAAATACAATCAAATATTCAAACTCTGGAAGGACTTCACTTTTGAAGCAGCCCATCAATTGACCAAGGTTCCTTCTGGTCATCAATGCGGTCGCCTTCACGGGCATTCTTACAAAGTGAGGGTGCATTGCAAAGGAAAACTGCGAGAAGATAGAGATTGGGTAGTTGATTACGCAGAAATCTCAGCAGTAGTTAAACCCATCATTGATGAACTTGATCACAAATTCATAAATCATATTATTGAAGGCGAAACAACAGCGGAGAATTTGGCATATTGGATTGCATTAAAACTGCACACAAAATTAAGATCAATGTATGCCATTGAGGTTTTTGAGACACCAACCACATCAGTAATTTACGAACTATGAACCCTGTATTTCCACTCTTCACGATAGCATCCCTGTACACAACTCCCGTCCAGCAGATAGCACCTCAAGTCTATTATGTAGCCAATCTATCTGCAACAAGAGGAGAAGATTGCGGTGAGTACATTAGCGTTACCCCCATGCCTATTGTTCAACCTATCGCACCAATCCCTATGCCATCACTTGATCTTCAAGAGAGCAGTGATTAACGCTTCTTTGCTGGCTTCTTGAAGCGTCCCTCGTAATTATTGACATACTCATTATTCTGTTGCATGATGTATTTATGCGTGAAAATCATATAAAAAGAGGAACGATTCGAGAAGATGGAAAAGTTTTTTGGTGTTATGATAAAAGATTAAAGAATCCTGAAGTTTGGCTTGATAAATATGTTTATAAAGATCGTTATGAAAAAGATAATATAAGATCAAAAAAATGGAATTATGATAATTTAGATAAGTTTAAAAATAATAGCAAAAGATGGAATCAAAAAAATAGAGAAAGATGCAGAGAGTATTGCAAAAGATGGAGATCAAAAAACAAGAAAAGAAAAAGAGAATATGAATCTCAACTTAAAATGCTATCTCCTTTATATGGAATAACTCAAAGCATAAGAGCTTTAGTTTTAACTAAATTTAGAGAAGGTGGATATACTAAAAAATCAAAAGTATATGAAATAATTGGTTGCTCTTATGATGATTTCAAAAAACATATCGAATCACAATTCAAAGAAGGAATGACTTGGGAGAATCATAATAGGTATGGTTGGCATTTAGATCACATAATACCTTGTGCTTCAGCTCAAACAGAAGAAGAGCTTATAAAGCTAAATCATTATACTAATTATCAACCTTTGTGGGCTAAAGATAATATGACAAAAGGTACTAAACTTTTATAATTTAACTTTTTTGAAATTAGGTTTAACAAACTTTCCTTCATAATTTGTAAACTCTAGTTCTTCTAATGGCATATTTCTTTCAACTAACCAATTTCTTGCAAGCAACCTATTGCGAAGATTGCACGGATCTCTATTGATGTTATGTGCGTTTTCCCAAAATGAAGGATGTTTTTCGTGATAAATGCAACTTTCCAATTCCCTGCCTCCCGATAACTTTATAAGTTCACGCAATATCTTGTCCCATGCCTCTCTCCCAAGAACCATGTCAGGGAATAATGCATGATTCCTCCTCCACCATCCGACTCTCATCACAAAGAGATCGCACCCTGCATATTTTTTACCAAGGCATATCTCTCCATCAGGAATCGGATCGTCGATTCTTTTGAAATCATACCGATAGGAATATGCTGGCAGTTCTCCTGCAAGCCTCTCAATCAGATTGGAAGCAACGCAAGTATCAGTATTGGTCAAGATGATGACATCTTTATCATCACGACCAATGCAAGCCATGCGGAGCATATCCTTGATCATTGGAATGTTCTTCTTTTCGTTTGGGATGACATTCCCTGAATGGCGAACAAAGCAGTTGTCATCCAGACCAAGATCAAAGCATCCAATCGCATCCCATGTCTTTGATGCAACATCATTCCTCCTCTTCTCTTCGCCAGTTGCCCAAGGCGTTCTTTGGTAAACATGGATGATGCTTGGATACTTTGGCTTGGGAACAGGGTTACGAATCAGATTCAAGATCCTAGTCACATCCCTTGGGAAGTTCTTGTATCTGGTATAAGAAGCAAAGCAGGGTCTCCATGCCGCTCCATGCCACATAGTAGGGGTATCTGTAACCAAGGCATGAACAGGCTTTTTGGAAGCATATGCCAGATGCAAAGGCCCACTATCAGTCAGGATCATTGCGTCAGTATTAGGATGATCCATGATGCCAAGAAGATCATAGAATCTCTCTGCCTTGATCTTTGATAGATCAATAATATGAAACTCTGGCAATGAATGATTCAGTATCTCCCATAACAAATCATTGTATGGAAAGGGAGATGAAAATCCTCCTGTGCTTACAACCAACCAAGGCTTATCCATAGGGATACCCTTTGTCAGTTTTGCCTCACGCTTTCTATTGCGGTTATCAAAGATAAGCGGAGGCTGATTGGGCCAGAGGTCTAGTTTCCCTGCCAATTTCCAAGCATCCTTCTGGAATGAATCACAGACGATCTTGGGAGCATGACTATTCCCATAGACCTGACTGACGATTACATCAGATATTCCTACTACTTGGCTTGTCTTAACAGTATCTCCAAACTGTTTTGCAAACTGTATCGCTCCAGCCACATCCTCAAAAGCTCCATCAAATACAAGAGGATCAACGTAGCTAACGCCATCAAGAAGATCGGCATATTCTTTCGCCACAACAAGGCGAGGCTTGATGCCAGTTTCCTGATACTCACTATAAAGAACTGGAAGAAATGCTATGATGTCACCATAGCGTCCAGCGTTTACATGGACACTAGCCATTTGCTTTCACGAACTCGGCATGAAAGACTTTGGCTAGACCAGCGGCGTGAACAGCAAGGGTTAGTACACGATCTTTCCCGCCATTCTGCCCAAGTGTTTCAGGGGACAGCTCGCCACTTGCGGCGAATCCCTGAATAATAGATAGCCAAGTCTCCTGAAGAGACGAGTTAGGATTGGTTGTCGTCTCCATAGGACTTGCTGAAACGCTTGCGAGGTTCTTCTTCTGTGGGCTTGGGGAGGACTTTGAGCGGCGGGAATTCCGTTTCCTGTATTTCCTCTTCGGCTTCTGCTCTAGGTTCTGTGGTTGCTGGTTCTCCGGTGTCATAATTGATCGGCTCCAAAGCTCCGTACTTCTGGATGTATCGTCCTAGCTCAATGAAAAGATAGCGGCGGCTATCCAAAAGGTATGCAGTAGCGGCCTTGAATAGTTCAGATACAGGGCGGTTGTTTTCTTCACCGTCTTCCTTGAGTTGCTTGAGGACAGGATCATCCTCAAAGTGAACAGCAAATGCGGCAGGGAGTTTATACTTTGACATAGAATGTTGTGGTTGCTGAAGTGAATCTGAACTATCAAGGATTGCTTGCCAGTTGGCAAGAATTATCTCATCTCTCTTAAAAGATCCAAAGCTGAAGCAGAAGTATCTTTCCTCTTATCTTTTGCCCTTTCATATACTCCTCTTTGTTCTTCATTCAAGGAGTCCAAGAAATCCTTCTGCTGTATCTTGCTTTCCAGCAATCTCATGCTTGGATAAGTATCTTTGTAATACTTTTCAACCTGTGCTGGAGACCTTGTTTCAAGAATCTTTGTCATGGCATTCTTTGCATTGGTAATATTTCCAATAATCAATGCATGATTAAGTTCTGAATAAGGAGAACTATATCCAGACATCCTATCTTGGATGTTGTTATCCAGCTTGTAATGATTTGCCAGAGTATAGATTCTGGACTCATCGCTAGGTGCTTGCTCCAATTTAACACCAAAGGTTGAGAACAACTGCTTTTGATACTGACCAGCATATTGCTGGTTTGGTTCCCCGGTCATGGCTTCTTTGATAGCAGAAGATATTGTTCCTCCAGCAATAGGCATTGGCATTGCATCAGCAAGCATCCCCTTCCACGCTTGCCCCGGAGCATAAGGAGTACCAAGCATATTTTTATTTGTTACAGCATCCCAAACTGGACGCATAGGAACAGAAGATCGACTCCTCAAATAATCCAGAACAGTCTGCTTGGCATCTCCTGTGCGTTCGTATCCTTTCATTAGGAGATGTGTTGTTTCCATAGCAAGGGACATAGGATTCAAGAAGAATCCCGGCCCACCCCAAAGATCAGGAATCCAAGCACTCAATTTGGCTCCAATTCCTTCTTCTGCATTTTCCCAAGTAGGTGTTCCCCTCGTGGCATAATTGATAAGTTGATTTGCAATAAATTGAGCCGCCATCATTCCCCCAACTGATCGTGCTAGAACTCCAGCAAACATACGCTTGCCTGTAGCGGCATCAAGTAATGCTTTCCCGGTCTGACCCAATGCTCCAAGTTCTGTACGGATAAGTCCTTCGTTCCATTGCGGGGCAAGGAAAAGCATCCTTGCGGTATCCTGCATAGTTTTGCTCTTCAAAAGACCTTGCCTACCAAGATTGCCATATCTTGTATTAAGATCCTTGCTAACCATTCTAGCGACATCTGCTTCCGGTAGCGTTGGATATGCATTGCGATAGCGTTGGAACTCCAGCAACCAACTCTCTGCCATTGCTCCACGTTGGAACTGATTGAAAAGCCAAGAATTGAAATCACCGAGTGCAGGGATCTTATGTATCCAATCTTGATGAAGAGAATCAGATATTCCTCCTACGTTATATCCCGTCTTAACTGCAAGATTAAGAAGACGTTTGTTTTCCAGAATCCCCCTTGCATATGATCTTGGAATTTCTCCATTAGCAATCATCTTTTGAAGTTCAGGCAACGTCTGATCAAGAAGCGTAGCTCCCTTCCTATAAGATGGTATTGGTAATTTAAATGTAGAAAGTCCAAGTGATTTAATAAGAGAATTCCAAATGGCAATACGTCCAAGGTGATATGTATCAAGACCAAGTGTAATAGATTTTCCAGCACCCGCAGTCTTCTGAATTGTTTTTGCCACCATGCTCTTGCTCCATGCAGAAGGATCATTCAATGCGGACATGATTCCTTCATATCCATCTTTGATAGCTACACGTTGACCAGCAAGTGTCTCTTGATGATACCCTCTTGGAACATCAATATAGCTAGAACCATCTGGACGTTTTACAATAGAAACCTTGGTAGCAATAGGATCACCGGATGCTGGATCAATAGTCTGCTTCAAGGAGTCAATCCATGAGCGATAGTTGATAGACTTCTGACCAGAGGATAGACGTTTCTGAAGAAGATCAACTGCATTCAGGCTCTTGGGATCTATTCCATTAGCAATAGAATCAGCAAAGGTATCAAATGTACGCATCTTTCGGAACCCTGTAGCTGATCCTGTTCCTGCACCTCCAAATAATTCCTGCTCTTCCAAGTCCTGATAATGAGGAACGTATCCTTCACGAACAGGAGTATCTATTCCATTGGCATTCTCTTGAGCTACTTGATGAAGACCAATCTGTTCATATTTCTTTGCGATAGGATCAAACCGGGAGAAGTTGGTATCTGCAAAATCGATTGCATCTAATGCTTTTTTCTTCCAATTCTTTGACGCATCAGGAGAATTGGCAATCTTCTGCCTCATGTTGGCTAGTTCATTTTGATCACCCTTTGCCTCAATCACGAATGACAATGCTTCAGCGGCTTTATCTTTGTGACTTTTGAACTCACGTTTTAAATCATTAGCAATCTCATTAGAGTTTTGCTTGGCATAAATATTTGCGGCATTGTCACCAGCATCTCTCATATATGAGATTGCTTCCTGTGCTGGTTTGCGTTTGAAGGTATTGACAATTGTGTTCTTGGTCTTGCGAATAGGGGCGGCTTGGAAACGAGTCTCAATCTCCTCACGCTTCTTGGATGCCTCTTGTTCCGTAGGACGATCCTGCTGGAACATTGGCTGACCTTCTTTGGTCACGCTCTCACGCATCTCTGGCG